AACGGGACTAGCCGGGTGGCTTCTTCCTCTGTTAATTCTCTACCTAGACGTTCTTCGATTGCTTCTTGCGTGACTAGCATGAAGCACCTCCAGAGCGCCGACAAATTTATCTAACTGTGGTTTCGGGTCTAGTTCTTTAGATCTGGTTTTGGCTTCTCTAGAAAACTTTCTATACTTCCTGCCGTCAAGTAACTCTCTGATCCTGTACTCCCATATCGCTATGTTGTCACGGTCAACAAAAATCCCTGCCGAGCCTAAAGATTCAGTAAGCCCCGGGGTTGGGTGAGCTATTACAGGGATACCTGAAGCCATGGCCTCGACGCCTACGCGTCCCCAAGATTCATACGATGACGGCATCAACAAGACCTTGGTCTGTCCATACACCTTCTTCATGTCGTGACCGGGCGTGTGGTCTTGTATTAAAACGTTCGGGGGAGGGTTTTTTAAGATCATCTGTTCCCCATAGCCGCCTATGACGCCCAGAAATTTTACGTCCGGCATGCGCTGAGCCAATGCCCAAAAGGTGTCAGCTCCTTTAGGCTCAGTCATATTGATCAGAGTGAGCCGCTCGCCAGATATTGTAGCGTAATCTTCAGCTATGACGGGCGGGTTGACTACGACACTGGGTACTTTGGGATGGTCATGCCGAGTCCACCATTTTTCGTAGTCAGCCTTCATCCATTCGGAATTAAATACAGCTAAACCCAGATCTGGGGTAATCCATTTTTTGGAGGGCTCAAACGTGTTGTGCAGCACGTGTACTACTGGTTTCTGCAGAATCCTACCTAGTGCCGTAGTGCGCGGCGTGTTCTCGAGATGTGTAACAAGAACATCGCCCTGTTGGGCGTAAACTGATGGGTCAGACTTGTGTCGAAACGGATGAACTTTAACCCCATCCAACATGTATTCTTCACCGGGTTGCGCTGTCAGACATACGTTAACCGAATGTCCCCGGTTCACTACCGCCCTGAAGAACGTATGAAGAGCCCACTCCGCCCCAGCATTATGTTGAGGAGGATAGCAGTGCAATATAGCTATGACCTTCACATCGACCGCCTGATACCTTCAGACAAAGTCACCATCGGCATGTAAAACGACAACATTTTCTCGGGGTCGCCAACGCGGGTATGCACCCCCTGCGGTGCATTTTCGTTGTATTCGATCGCCGGCGTGTAGCCCTCAGCATCGCAAACCAGAGACGCCAACTCATCAAAAGAAGTGCCCAGGCCTGTGCATAGATTTACTGGTCCAAGGAAATCTTGGTCTACAGCAGCTAGGACAGCTTCTACTACATCATCTACATGTATCCAGTCACGGCGAGACGTTCCGTCTCCCCAAATAATGAAAGGGTCTTCCCGGCGTTTAGCTCTATGAATATATGCCGGAAACGGGTAACAGTCGTCTTGGTCTGAGCCGTAGCCGGAGAACGGGCGGAACACGTGAACTTTAACGCCCTGCTGTAAGGCCGTAGTAGCTAACTGTTCCCCCACCAGTTTCGACCAGCCATAAGTGTTATCAGGGGTCCCGTAGAAATCATGCCCGATGTCTTCCTCGGCTAGCAGGGTTCCTTCTGGTCCTTGATATACAACTGGATACGCAGCTGAAGAAGAAAAATACACCACTCTGGGTTGTCTAGTTTTCAAGGCCCAACGGAACATGTCGGAATCTATAGCAAGGTTCTCGGCTACAGCCAACGGGTTTCCATCTATATGGGCCCTACCCCCAACCACAGCGGCGCAATGAACAACCAGATCGAACCGATCTATAAAATCTCTGAAGTAGGCCCGGCAATCTTTACCTGTTTTTTTGTCTATACCGACTACTTCGAACCCGACATTTTTAAGGCGTCTTACCATGTGCCTGCCAATGAATCCGGCGGATCCTGTGACGAGAGCGCGCTTCACAAGAGACCCCTGAGCTTCTCTATGTCTTCTTCTAAAGTGGGCAAGCTGATTTCGGCCGTTCCGTCTCGGTATGCGTAGTAGGCATTAGCGTCTCGCGAAGATTGTTCAACTGAATTGTTTTCTTTGTACAGTTCATCTAGTTCAGCTTTCCCGTTCGCTGGATGCAGGTGTTCGATGATTACGTTGTCGCGGTAAACCAATTTGTTTATGCCTTCACCCCAATCTTTCCAAACCAGATCCAGGCAAAGATGTTCCAGCGGAGGAGGAGCCATGTATCCCAAGGTTCGTATGATGTCGGATGTCATGCATACAGCTGTTGGCATTTTATCGCTCATAAGCAAATCGTTTCCGTACACGATTCCGGTTTCGAGGGATTCTAATTCTTTCTTGAATTGTAGATCCCAGTCAGCTGTTCGGGGTACATGATCGTCTCCCATGAACCCGATGTATTTAAATTCTTCCGCGAACATCCCCGATATTCGGTTAAGAATTCGGCCGATCTTTTCTCTCTCAGAGCAGATGCCCCAAATGGGGAACGCTTGCGGCCTTATCAGGGCCGAATATTCGTCTCGAAAGTAATCGTCTGAGTCGTATGCGACACATAGCGTGGCTTCAGCTCCCGTGGCTTCCCAAGTATCGATCAGGCGTATAACGTTTCCGGGTCGGCCTCTTGAAGGAACAATAAAAAGCATATCTGGCGTGGACATTTTTGCCTACTTACGTCTGGAAACCTGGAAAGCTATATAGATAACAACAATTAAAATAACAATGTGAAGAAACATGACCTTCATCCTTAAGTTTAACCCGAAGCGGGAGCGGAGGGTGAGCTTCCGCTCAACCGCCTCGGGCCATCGAACATGTTACTAGTTACGACCCGGCAGTAGAAGCCTGCAAGGTAGCGAACGGATACCTGTTACCAGTTCCGGTTACACGGTTCAACGGTTCGATCACAGTGAACCCGACCCGTATAACGACACGCATCGCTTTCGAGTCTTGCTGCATCAAGTTCACGACAACATTACCCGAATCATCAGAGATGACTCCCTGATCGAACACGCGGTACGTAATGTCCTGGCGGACACCGAGAATGGCTTGATTCCATTCACCAGCGATAACCAGCGCTTCGCTCGAATCCCAAGCCCCGTTCTCAACGGGGAAAAAGGGACGCCCGTAAAGGCGGTCAGGTTCCGTGTCCAACATTGATGCCTGGTAGATCGGTACACCGGAATCGGCGGCCCGAATGCCGACTAGACGCCAGTTGAACCCAGGAACTGAAGCGAAACCGTTCATGGATCCACCGTCCTCGGCTAACGTTTGGCCAAGGAAAGCAATATTTTGAGCCAGATCAGTCGAACCTGCGCCCTCCACCACAACGTTTCCTGCAGCCAGAGTCCCATGGTAAATATCGGTAGGCCACGTAGACGGCTTATCCACACCAAACAACACAGCCTGATCGATTTTCTTACCAATGGCTTCCGCGAGAAGCGGACGGATCTCTGTCCACAACGGAATGTTCGCGTCATCGAAGTACGCGTCGGGAATAACCACGATAGCTGCTAGTTCCTCAGCGACCAATTCCTGGTTGTCCCACACTGGTTTCGTGGTCTGCTTAAGCCCAGTGTCGCCGTTAACCCAGTAGGCAGTCGGGAGGGCCGACAAAATGGGCTGACGGGTTTTCTTGGTCGACATGGGTTGCCGGCGCATAAGAGACAGCGCAGCTGAAGCCTTAGGGGCGTCTTGAAGGATTTCCGAAACATAGCCTTCCGGGATCAATGGATCCGGAGTGTTCGGGGCGTCCCTAGTGACGATAGTGTTGTAGGGCATGATTAACTCTCCTTTCTAGAGCAGACCGGGCCAGAAAGAAGAACGACCGGTTCTGCGGCCAAAGAACTACCTCCGACCCAAACTTCGGATCAAATCATCCATAGTCGGAGCCTCATCCACCGCCGCCTGGCCGGTACGTAAAACCGGTGTTGGTCGGCCATGGGAAACAACATGTGCTGGTTTACTGCCGTACTTAGTTGCTAATTCTGAGGCTGTCTCACGCATTTCTTCCTCTGAACCGTTAAGTAGAGGAATGAGATCGGGAGGCATGCCTGTATCTGCTGCTATTTGTTGCCTGGTCGCCCGAAGTGAAGCCTCCTGGTGGGCGGCCTCTAATTCGGCGACTTTTTCTCGCAACAAATCGGCCTCAGATTTTTCGGAATTAACCTTCTCGGTCCACTTAAGCGCCAAAGGTTCCAACTCGCGTACCCTCGTGCGATATTTAGCTGCTTCCTTACGGGCGCGTTCGCCTTCCTTGCGGGCTGACTCCGGGTCATCCCAAACACTTTTCTTATCACCAGGTTCCTCTTGTGAGGCTTGCGCAAGAAGTTCCTGAGCTTCACTATCTTCCTGTTCGCTGTCCTGTCCAGCAGGTTCAGCTGATGCTGCTTCCGGAGCAGTCATAACCTTCTCCTATTTTAGGGAACCATCCGAATTCCATGAATCCGGTATCATCGAAGACGCGTCAAGTTGCCGCGCCCTTTTAATAATGAACCTTCGTACCTTCGCTCTAGCTTCTTCAGTATTCGGACGGACCCTGCCCACAGCCCGAATCGCGTTAGCTAGGTCATCCCGATTCCGGATCGGGAACCTCCCACCGTTCTCACCAGATAAAGCCTTACCCTGCTGAGCCAAATTTTTACGTGTCTGCGAGTCCAAATCTGCCATTAAGACCGCTCCTCTGATTCCAAGCCGTACGGAAAGCGTTCAACGCTGCCGCGCCCGACTTACCAGACGTAGCTTCCTTATAAAACTCGTACAACCTTTGAACGCTTTCAGGTTCTTCCTGGGTTTTAAATAACGGTTCAACAGTGCAATTACAATGGTCATGGTACTTATCTCCGTTGGAGAAAAGCGCTGACTGCTTGCTTCGGTAAACAGACCCACGTGACGCCAGAACGGCGCAGAAAAAACAGGGATCGCTGTCTGTCACGCGGCGCCAGCCCACAATTTGGCGATTCTTAACAGACGTATCGGTTATGACTCTCCTACCGACATTTAAGGCCTGTCGTTTCGTGGAACCAACCAATTGCGCCCGTAAAGACTGGATGGCTTCTTTTGCGTTACGTCCTTGACCTATAACTGTCTTGAAGGCCACAGGACCCGTAACTGTGAAAGATACACGCAACATGTCGAGATTAGGATAAACGAATTTCGGGAAATTGAGAGTGGTTCCATTTTCTCTCGCTAGACCACGTAAGTAGCCTACCGCGACTTCGAAGATAGCTGGTGAAACATTTCTAACCAGCAGGAGCAGAACGGGAAGGACGCGTCTCCACCATGCATCGATATCTCCCGTGTTAGGTGAATCAGTCGCCGCCAGCACGCGCAGCGATAACT